AGTATTATTATAAAAAGATGCCAGGTAAAAAAATTTCTAAATTCGGTAGCAACTTATATACAAACAATACAAACGTCTTTGGTTCAATGGCAGGTTTAAATTCAACCGTTGGTGTAAGACCAAATGTTACAGGAATAGTAGGTTACAAATACGATAATTTACCCAAAAATGCTTTAAATAATGGTTGTGTGCGAAACGCAAGTTCCGCACAAAATGTGCAGTGTGCTAATTTTTTACCTAAAAAAGCACTAACTTTATATGATCCAGTTCGCAACAGAAATATACTGGGTTAATAAATTATTAGATTAATAAGTTACCAATAAATTACTATTATTAAACTATAAATAATACTAATTTAAATAATTTTTAATATACATTAATTAGTATAATAATTATGCAATTATTAATAGATTTACGAGAACCTAAAACATTAGTAGATTATATTAATTCTTTAAATGAAGCTTCGAGTATTAAAATTACGATTGTCCAAAAAAATTTAACTATAGGCGATTATGTTTTTTATGATGAAGTAAATGCTAAAGAACTATTAATTATTGAGAGAAAATCTCTCTCTGATTTAGAAGCATCTATTAAAGATGGACGTTATAATGAACAATCATTTAGATTAAATGAATGCAGTTTACATAATCACAATATAATTTATTTATTAGAAGGAGCAATAATTAAATACAATCCAAAATTTAGGAGTACATTATATTCATCATTGTTTTCTCTCAATTATTATAAAGGGTTTTCGGTTATTAATGTTTTAAATCAAACAGAAACGGGGGATATATTAATGGCTTTTGCTTCTAAGTTATTAAGAGAAAATAAACCTGGATTTTATAATGATCTAAGTAATAATGGCGAAAATAATAACATAAATTATATTAGCACACTTAAGACAACAAAAAAATCACATATAAATAGTAGTAATATATTTCAACTTATGTTAATGCAAATACCTGATATAAGTAGCGTTTCCGCATTAGCCTTAGCAAATGAATTTAAAAATATGGAAAATTTATTAAATGCTCTTAAAAGTAGTAATCTGGATAAGTTAGAAAATATAAAACTGGCAAGTGGGCGCAAAATAAATAAAAAAATAATTGCTTCATTAAAAGAAAATTTAGTTTAAATATTATTAAATTATATTATTACATATTATTATAATAATATATAATATATAATATAATATAATAATATAATATATAATATATTATAAGCATATGCCTAGTAAAGAAGAAATAGAATCTTCTAGAATACCTACTAGCTTATTTTTATTAAGTACTATTTTATTAAGAGCAACAACTAGAACTACTTTAGAAGATAAAGATGAAAGAGAAGAATATGAAAAAGATGAAGAAGAAGATGAAGAAGATGAAGATGAAGATGAAGATGAAGATGAGCATGGTGAAGAAGGAGATGAGCATGGTGAAGAAGGAGATGAGCATGGTGAAGAAGAAGAAGATGAAGATGAGCATGGTGAAGAAGATGAAGAAGAAGATGAAGATGAGCATGGTGAAGATGAAGCACCAGCTGAAGCACCAGCACCAGCTGAAGCACCAGCACCATCACCAGAACTACTAGCACCAGCTGAAGCACCAGATGAAGCACCAGCACCAGCACCAGCTGAAGCACCAGCTGAAGCACCAGCACCATCACCAGAATTAGCACTAGCACCATCACCAGAATTAACACCAGCACCAGAATTAGCACCAGCTGAAGCACCAGCACCAGCACCACCAGAATCAAAACGATCACGAAAATTACCACCACCACCATCAACACGAGTAACACGTTCAGCAGCAGCAGCAGCAGCAGCAGCAGCAGCAGCGGCAGGATTATTACCAATAGCACCAGCACCAGCACCAGCATCAGCAGCAGGATTATTAACACCGATTCGTGAAGGAAGCAGAGAAAGCGAAGAGAGTTATAAAAGCATAAGTGAAGAAAGAGAATTACAAGAATTACAAGAATTATTAGATAATTTAGACGAAAAATTTTTAAATAATTTAAAAATTTTAAAAATATTAAAAGCTATAGATACTATTATTGATACTGAAGATATTTCAAGCTTAGATAAAATAAATGAGACTTTACAACCCTATGGAATAACTATAACACCTGAAAATATTAGTATAAATATAGCACAAGAAAAATAATTAAATATATATTATTGCCAACATAATATTATATATTTATAATATGAGTAAAAGTTATAATAAAACAAAATCATTAAAACTTCTTATTAATCAAACAAAGAAAAATAAATTGTTAGTAAATAGTTATGTTAAAAAAATGTTTAATTTTTATAAACCAATATTACAACTATTAGAAAAAGAACCACACATAGCACAAATTTTTAGTATAAAAAAAAATAGTACTATGCGTAATTTTTTAGTATATATATATGCACAATTTATTGAGGTTAATAAATTTATAAATACTTTGAATATAATAAAGTCACGAACAGAAACAAGTAATGTAAGCACAAAAATAAGCAATGTAATAGAAGACCATTTAAGTAAAAGTATATATATAGATAGTTCAATAATAACTTATATTAGCAATAATTTGAATAATTGTAAAATTATTAGTTATGAAAATATTATACATAATAAAAAGTTTGTTTTAGATTTTATTGTTTATGATAAAATTAATATAAACAATTTGGATAACATTGTAAAAAATATGTTAATTTTTTTACAAATATTAATAAAAATATCTAAAAATTTGAATAATGAAACAAATAAATGTTCAAAAGATGGAATTAGTATTACTTTTTTTTTAACACCTTTTTTAAAGAAATTAAATATTAGTAAAACTGAATCTGAAGCCAAAGAAATATTAGGAGCAAAAAATGTAAATAGTGGTTTTAATTATACTTGTTTAAATAGTGGTTTAATATTTATTTATAGAAAAGAAGACTTTTTCAAAGTGTTTGTTCACGAATCGGTTCATGGTTATGGAATAGATAGAGCACTTCATTTTAATTTTGCTAAAAATGAACACTATAAGAAATTTATAAATTTTTTTGCTTTTGCTAATAAACCTATAACTGATGTTGGTATAAATGAATCAGTAACAGAATTTTGGACATCACTATTATATTTATGTATTAATAGTTATCAAGATTCTAAAAATTTATCTAGTTTTATTTATAATTTTGAGAGATTATACAAATTTGAATTGGTTCATGCTTTATATCAAATAAGTAAAATTCTTCATTACAATAATTTAACATATAATAGTTTTATTAATAACTCAAATTCAAATTATAGAGAAAATAGTCATATTTTTTCTTATTTTATAGTCAAAACAATCATGCTGTTAAATCACGAGCATATGTTAAATTCTCAGTTATTTGATTTAAATGATTTAAATAATTTAAATAATTTACAACTTATTAAAACTAATGTACTTAGTATTACTAATAATAATATAAATATTAAATTAAAGTCAGATGCTATAAGTATTAATAAATTATTTACTAATTTATATGACTATGCGAGAGATCCATACTTTGTTAAAATAATGAATATTATTGAATTAGAATATATGAAACATTATAATAAATATATGATGACTTATGGTAACGTTAAAACGCATAAACAAACTAAAAATAACAATAAAAATAAGAATTTAACAATGCGTAAAATTACGACACGTAAACATCAAAGCAAAACTAACAACACATTACATATGCTAACCAATTTAAAAATGATGATATATGATTATAATATATAATAAAAATATAAAAATAAAAATAAACTAATAATAATAAACTAATATTAATATATGAATAATATTAATAATATTAATAATTTAAATATTGATAATATGAATATAAACATTAGTAAAAAGAAAAAATGTAATGAAGAAACCGAATTAGTAGTTAAAAATAATATATTGGAATTTTATTTTAATTTACCTATTAAAAATAAAAAGACATTTATAAAAATAGTTGATGAAGATTTCAATGTACCTAATTATAAAGACTATAATAATTTATTAATAATAAATTATAGTGTTTCACAATTAAAGTTAATAGCAAAATACTATAAATTGAAAACTACTGGAAACAAAGAATATTTAAAAAAACGTCTATATAATTATTTATATTTTAGCCATAATATAATAAATATTCAAAAAATTGTGCGTTGTAATTTAACAAAAAAATATATTAAATTACATGGTCCTGGTTTTCATAATAAAACACTATGTTCTAATGATGTAGATTTTTGCACATTAGACAATTTAAATAATATTCCATATAATCAATTTATTAGTTTCAAAGATGACAATGAACACATATATGGTTTTGATGTATTATCTCTCTATAATTTGTTTATGAAAGTTACAAAAAATAATAAAACTAGAATGGCAAATGAATTAAACAGTAATAATTTATTAAATGTACAAAATCCTTTTACTAATATATATTTTTCATATAATGTTTTAAAGCAATTATTAGAATATATTCGACTAAGTAATTTATTAAAAATACATATTGATTTAAATTATGATGACTTAGCACATCTCTCAATAAGTAAACAAGCTGAAATGAAAATTTTAACATTATTTCAAAGAATAGATAGTTTAGGAAATTATACAAATATTAAATGGTTTTTAGAACTTGATAAATATGGACTAATAAGATTTATAAGAGAATTAGTAGATATATGGAATTATAGAGCAAATTTAAGTCAAGAAACTAGAAGAGAAATTGTACCTCCACGTGGAAATCCTTTTTACGATGAACATATAAATGTAAATAATTTGCCACAATATAATTTTACACAAATTAGAAAATATAGTATTGCTATTATTGATTTAATGATAAATAAAGGAATCAATGAAAATTCTTGTTTGCTTGGAAGTTATTATGTATTATGTGCTTTAACAATGGTATCTAGTGATGCGGCTAATACTTTACCTTGGTTATATGAAGCAGTTAATGTATAAAAATTTTTTAATATAATTTTTTAAATAATTTATTTAAAAAACTATAAATATAAAATAAAAAAATAAAAAAATTCGTTTATTTTTAACCCATTTTAGCATTTTAAAAATAATAATTTTTATAATATATATTTATTAATAAAACAACTTAAAAGAAAATTTTTATTATAGATTATAAAAAAATGCCCTCGAACAAGAAAAAATCCGAACAAACAACCACACCAGTTGAAGCATCGCCAGCTGTAGTTACTCCTGAACCAACCAAAAAATCAAAATCACCAAAACCAGTAATTGACCCAGTTGGCGAAGTCAAGACCGAAGAACCAAAACCAAAAGTCAGCAAGTCAACAAAAGTAAAGGCACAAGAAAGTGTTCAACCAGAAGTTCCAGTTGTAGCGTGTGAAATGGAAAATGTTGTTATTGCCAGTGATGCTGCCGAATATTCTATTAGCACTGGATTTTCTGAATTTATTTCTAAATTTCAAACTATGCTAACTAGTTTCAATGCGCTAAAAACTGAACTACGTAGTCTAGAAAAAATTACTGTAAAACAGTTAAAGGTTGCCGAAAAACTAAGCAACAAAAAACGTCGCAAGGGCAATCGTGCCCCAAGTGGTTTTGTTAAACCATCACTAATTAGCGATGAACTTGCTAAATTCTTAGACAAACCTTGCGGAACAGAAATGGCTCGTACTGATGTGACACGTGAAATTAATAAGTATATTCGTGCTAACAATCTTCAGGACAAAAGCAATGGACGCAAAATTAATCCAGACAAGCAACTAACTCAACTCCTAAAAATTGAAGATTCCGTAGATCTTACATATTTCAATCTTCAAAAATATATGGGACCCCATTTCCCTAAAGTAGTTAAAACTGAACCAGTAGCAACAGCTTGAATGTAAAAATATAAAAATATAAAAATATAAAAATATAAAAATATAAAAATATAAAAATATAAAAATATAAAAATATAAAAATATAAAAATATAAAAATATAAAAATATAAAAAAAATTTATAATTATTTTAATACTTAAT